ACTAGTGGATCTGATGTCACTATTGGTGGTGTTGTTGATTTTACAGGTTCTGTAGATTTTGGTGGAGATCTTAGTTTTGATGGAAACATCGTTAGAGGATCTCTTAGAACTGCTGATATTTTTATTAGAGGAACTGGTCTAAACAATAATGCAGACCGTGAGGTTAGAATTAATGGTGCTGCAAACATTGCAGGAAATGCAAGAGGATTGCGTTTAATTATTTTAAATAAACAAAATTTAGCAGTAGTATCTAACAATAATTATGACACTTATGGAAGTTCAACTGCTTCTACTAATTTAGCAAATGCTTTGAATGGAATGCCTCAAAGTCAACTTGGCATTTTAACTTCATATGATGCGATTGAAGACGGATTTAATACTGCGTTAAGACAAGCGTGTTTTAGATTAGGTCTTTCTAAACTTGCAACTATAACATCAGGTGAGGGTAATGGCAATAGACAATCATATTGCTCACTCTTTCATGGTGGCGATGGTGCTGATGGGTCTTCACAAGCAGTTGAAGTTCTTCAAGGAAATGACAGTAACTCACCACACTCAACTCTTTTAGTTAGAGTATGGTGTAGAGATGCAGAGAATGACTCAGAAGATGGTGGATTTGATGGTAATGGAATTACTAATGCATTATATTCATCAAGACCAAATGCAACACTTCCGGTTGCATTTGCAGATGGAGGAGGTCGGTTAGTAGTTACTGATGGTACTGATACTGACTATTTTGCCGGTGCAACTAATATTGATTTAAGAAAAACTTATACTAGCACTAGTGCAGCAGATCTTAGAGAAAATATTGTTAATGCTGGAATATCTATCACTGTTGATAGAACAGATAATACATATACTCCTGGTTTATTTTGGAGAACCAATAATGATCAATCGACTAAACCTAAAGCAGGTATTTGGGTAAGACATAGCGATAGGGGAACTTCAGAATTACATTTTGGCGCTTCTTCACTTGCTAGTAATGGTCTTAGAGTTGCAACATATGATGAAACTAACCAAGAAACATTTATCAATCCATTAGGTAATTTAAATAATCCAAGTTATATTGTAAGATCTTCACATTTTGAAGAACCTGATGAAATGCAGAATAGTTCTGCAACAGGTCGTTGGGTTGCTATGGAGGGTGGTACAGTTTACTGTGGTCACCTTGGAAGGGGAACTAAAGTATACAGAAAGACAAGATCAAATGGTAATATTGACACTGTTGTTAATGCTACTGGCAATCCAGGATATAATACATTCTCTGTTTCTACAGGTGATGAATTTTGGGCAAATGCTCCTGTAGGATACTACCCACAAGCAACACAAGAAGATATCGTTCCACTGGCATACAATGGAATGAACTTTGGATATTGGACTCAAAGATATTATACAGGTAGAGTTAAAATTTATAGTCCAGGTGGTTCTACAGTTTCTTTCTATGAAAATAGTACAAGTGCTTTAACTGGAAGTGCTGCACACACTGCAAACATTGGTCCTGGAGAGGTATTAGATTGGGCAATTGATGACACTACAGGTTATCATATGGTAAGAGTTACTGGTGGTTGCCCTGTTGTCATGACAAAGAGAGGAACTTCAGGTGACCGTTCTATTATTCCACCAATGTCAAGACATATCGTTATGCCTTATGGTGGTAACGTTGCAAACGCAACAACTACTACATCTTCATCTTTAGAGCGTGCTCAAAATCTTAGTGGAGCAACACAATCATCTGCTTATAGAAGTGGTGGAACCAATAGATATACTTTCTGGCATGAAGAGTATCCAATTTGGGGAGAGCAGTTAGCAGATGCTGCAGGTGGAGACATGGATATGCATATTCCATTCTGTATGCTCAGTAATTATTATGTTGTTCCTAGAGGACCATTGCCATATAATGCAGTGTTTGTATATCCAAATTCTAAATTTCAAATTTGGTATTGGAATGGATCTGCATGGGCACTTCATAGAAGTGTAACTGTTGACGGCGATCCATTTGCTGGAACTGGTTATGGTGAAGGAAATCAATACAGATATAGTAATATTGGACCTGGAACAGATACTGTTGCAGTGTACTCATGCAATAAACCATTTGCTTTAAGAATGAATGATAGGTCTGCTGACGAATTTGTATACCAAGGTCACCACATGAGAAACCCCATGTGGATGGGATTACCTGTACAATAAGGAGGAAACATGGCATTACCCGAAGGATTTTATTTCGTAGTATCAGTAGAGTACGAAGATCAAGAAAAAGATTATTTTAAGATGTGGAATGGAACATCTTTTGAACAAGAACTTTCTACACCTTACTCTACATGGGCAGAGGCAAGAGAAGAATGGAAACGAGTTAGATTAATTAATAAAGAAACTGAATTTCTTTCAGTTGGTGAACCTACAGAAAGATTTCACATTTATGATGAAAAAGAAATGACCTATATGATGAATAAACTTCATCAAAATCTGAGCACTTGGGAATCAGAGAATGCATGTGATTTATCAACTTTAAGTCCAGGAAGTTCGGTTAGCAACCCAGATCTTACTCCAAGTGCTATTGCATTGAGTGACTAAATAATTAGGTCTATATTCCTTTTTGATAACTATGGATCTTAACGAAAAACTTACACAAGCGCAACAAGCACAATCACAAATTATTGAGGATGTCAAAAATCTTGATTCTCAAATTAATTCTAAAAAAGAAGAATATTTTAAGTATCAAGGAATTATTGAAAATCTTTCATCACTAATTGCAGAACAAAATGAAAACAACTGAAGAACTAAAAGAAAATTTTACATCTCAACTTGAAGAATTAAACGCAAAAATTAAAGATTTAGAAGATCAGTTAAGTACAGCACGAGAATATAAACTAAAACTGGTTGGAGGTTTAGAAACTCTTGCATTAATGATTGATGATGGTGAAGAATTAGAATCACAAGATGCTAAAGTAGAAGTTGTAAATTAATAATTAAGTCCTCTGCTAAATAGTTAGAGGACTTTTTTAATGCGTATACATGGCGCAACCAGCAAGTAAAATAGAACTGAAGGAATATTGTTTACGTAGATTAGGTAAACCAGTTCTAGAAATTAATGTAGATGATGATCAAATTGATGATTTAATCGATGATGCTATTCAATTATTTAATGAGCGTCATTATAATGGCACTGAAAAAGTGTTTTTAAAACATCAGTTCACTGCTGATGATGAAACACGTTTTACTACAAGTAATGAAACTCTTTCAATTGGAACTACCGATTGGGAAACGAGAAATAATTATATTCCTATCCCAGATCATATTACTGGAATCAGTAAAGTATTTGGAATTAAAGGAAGTAATATAAGAAGTAGTATGTTTGGATTGGAATATCAGTTATTTTTAAATGATCTTTATCAGTTTGGATCTGTTGATATTTTAAGTTATTATATGACCAAATCATATCTAGAAACACTAGATATGGTTTTAAATAATGGTAACTTTATTCCATATAGATTTAATCAAAGACAAGATCGTCTTTATATTGACACTACAACTAAATTTGTAAAGGAAGGTGCATATGTCATTATTGATTGTTGGAGAGCATTAGATCCTACATCATACACTCAAGTATACAATGATCCATTTTTAAAAAGATATTGCACTTCTCTAATTAAAAGGCAATGGGGACAGAACTTAATTAAATTTCAAGGAGCACAACTTCCGGGTGGCATTACTTTAAACGGTAGACAAATTTATGATGATGCGGTTGCAGAACTCAAAGAAATTGAAGCAGAGATTGCTTCCAGATATGAAATTCCACCTCTCGACATGATCGGATAAGATGGCAAAAAATACTTATTTTAGACACGGAACAAGAAATGAACAAATGCTCCAGCAATCGCTGGTAGATGAATTTATTGAAATGTTTGGTCTTGATATTCTGTATATTCCAAGAAAACTCATTGCTAAAGATGTTATATTAAATGAAGAAGTTATTTCTGAATTTAATGATGCATTTTTAACATATGCATATCTAGAGAACAATGAAGGATTTCAAGGTGCAGGAGACATTCTAACAAAATTTGGCATTAGGTCTACAGATGAAATTACTCTCACATTATCAAGACCAATGTTTGAAAATTTTATTGCAGTCCAAACTGCTGATTATAATAGTGATGATCAATTAATTGGTCTCAGACCACAAGAAGGAGATTTAGTTTATTTCCCATTAACAGCTAATTTATTTGAAATTAAATTTGTAGAACACGAAAAACAGTTCTATCAATTTGGCAAATTATATACTTATGAAATAAAATGTGAACTGTTTGAGTATGCAAATGAAACTGCAGGAGGTGATATTTTTGAAAGTCAAGAAAAAGAAGGATTCGTTATTAAATACTATTATGACAGAACATCTCTTAATGGACAACCTACTCTTGGAGAAATGGTTACTGGTTCGGTAAGTGGTATCACTGCAATGATTAATAAATGGAATCCCGATGATTCTTATATTGAGTTAAGAACATTCACTGCAAATGATAATTATAGTGAATTTCAAATTGGAGAACTATTATCAGGAGGTGATTCTGGTTTCTCTATAAATATTACTAACTTCGACGAACTAGATATTAAAGATGTTTATGCATCTAATATTGATTTGGAACTCGTAGGAGACGGAATTTTGGACTTTACAGAAATCAATCCATTTGGAGAATTTGGCAATAGGAACTAATTATGCTAGGAACATATCAATACAATCAAGTTATGAGAAAGAGTGTCGTCGGATTCGGCACTCTATTTAATAACATAGAAATTCGTAAGTATCATGATGATGGAACAGTATATCAGAGAATGAAAGTTCCTCTAGCATATGGTCCTCGTCAAAAATTTCTTGCCCGTATAACTGAGCAACCTGAACTTGGAAGAGCAAATGCAATTACTCTTCCCCGTCTTGCATTCGAGATGACTGGAATGATTTATGATCCGTCAAGAAAGCAGAGTCCGGTTCAGTATTGTTTAACTGAAGAAAACAGCACTGGTTTAAAGAAAACATTTATACCTGTGCCATACAATCTTGATTTTGAATTAAACATTCTTAGTAAAACTCAAGATGATTGTTTGCAAATTGTAGAACAAATTGTTCCGTTTTTTCAACCTTCTTTCAATCTTAATATGAAATTAGTTGACGAAGCAAACATTAGAAAAGATGTTCCAATTGTTCTCAACAGTATTACGTTTGATGATAATTATGAAGGAGATTTTGCTGTTAGAAGATCTCTAGTATATACATTAAGATTTACTCTTAAGACATATATTTACGGTCCTACTTCAGATACAGGACTTATCAAGAAAGCAATTGTTAAAGATTATCCAACAACAGATCTTAACATTGCTAGCAGACATAGAAAATATGAAGTGCAACCAAAAGCACTTGAAGACAAAAATAACGATACCGTTATTGATGCACTCGATGATGCACTCTTAGTATCCGGTGATGATTTTGGATTTAGTGAAACGTCAGGATTCTTCGAGGATGTATGAAGGAAACCTACGACGGAATAGAAGATGCTTTGAATGTAGAAACACAAATTGTTCCTGCATCAAAACCAATACCGAAGAAAAAACCTGAACGTGTTATTGACATTGATCATGATGTCAAAAAAGATTACGACTATACTAGGGGTCAACTATACGATGTCATCGAGAAGGGTCAGGAGGCGCTCTCAGGCATCTTAGACGTGGCAAATAACACTGACCACCCCAGAGCATATGAAGTCGCTGGGCAACTCGTCAAGAGCGTCTCAGACGCTGCTGAGAAATTAATTGAACTTCAAAAGAAAATGCAGGATCTTGAAGAGGGTCCAAAGTCCAAACAAAAAGTAACTAACAACAATGCTTTGTTTGTTGGATCAACTGCAGAGTTGTCTAAACTTATTAAGCAAGGTCTTTTAGATAATAAATAATTAAAATATTTTCATTATTAACTAAATAATAATAAAATCAGCAAGATGACTAAAACAAGTATATTCCAAGACGCTTGGACAAAAATTGGAAATAATGTAAGTAGTATCACTTTTCAAAATCAAAGTGCTACTCCATTTATGGTAATTATTACAGCAGCAGATACAGCACCAAATCTTACAGATGTTGGAATGGTTTATAGTAGATACGAAGGCGAACTTAAAAAATTATTGTCAGATCTTACATATACATCCAGTCCTGCATATGTTTGGGTAAGATCTATTACAAAAAATTCTAGTGTAGTTCACGAATCTGCATAAAGGAAAATAAAAATGGCAATTAAATCTCCATTAGGAAGGCAATTAGGAACTCAATTTGACTCTGTATTTGATGTAGTAAAATCAAATCCAATGTATGATAAATCTGGTGGTAAAATACCATCATTGGATTTAAATTTTGCAAAGAGTAAATCACTCAGAGATTCTAGAAGTACTAAAAATTTAATCACCTTCAGCCGTGCCACTAGTGGGACGTATGTTGACAGTGATGGGTTGATTAAGACCAGTCCGGTTAATTTGTTGCCGTATAGTGATCAGTTTGATCAGAGTGCTTGGAGTAAACAAACAAGTGTCACACTAACGCCAAACAGCATCGATGCTCCTGACGGTACGACAACAGGCACCTTGTATTCAATTTCTGCTTCTACTCAAAGAGCAGTCGATCAAGGCATTTCTAGTTTGACTAATGGATCCGCCTA